TCTTCGCCACATTAATATCTGTATTGAACCACTGTGCTGCACGTTCAGTAGATATATCAATTAGCTCCACTGCAATCTTATGCGGTGCACCTCGTTCTACTAGTTCAGCTGCACGTGATTGAGCTGCAGCTATCAACATTTTAAGTGTCAGAGCACTGCGTGACTCAGGTCTAGCATGAACAGCCGTGGCACATCCCCTGGTTAAGTACTGTGCTCCCGTAGTCCCAGCACGCCAGTCTATCCTCAAGAACTCTGACACAGCACCCCCAGCACACTTATCGGGTTGAAATTCAATTCTAGCTTCGTCTGCCATGCGAAGAGCCTTGTCAGCGTTTGAAACCGTCTTGACTTGTGCATAAACATCATCACCGCTGTGCACATGGTCAATTAACTCATTCGCTACTCCTGAATGCTCAACGTAAGCTATATTCAATATAGTGTTCATTAATGTCGTCAGCCGCCACCCGCTCAGGAGCGTTTTCTTCAGCCTGCAAACTCCAGTTTCGTAGTGCACGAACTGCCGAGTTGAGCTATTGATAACCCAGTTCATGGCCTCCTTTTGGTCGTCAGTCATTTGATCTTGCCATACATCCCTGAAACCCAGCAAGACTGCTTGTAGTGCCTCCATGGAATGTTGAGAATTAAAATCAGCGAAATCAAAACAGAACGGTAAATCCCCGGTATCTGCAAGTTTAAGCCTCAATTTCGCTTTTTCCATGCTCGCATTTGCACCTATCGGTACCTCTGATGGGAGTAAGTGTTCACAAGCAGGCATTGCAAACTCAGTTACCAAGTAACTTGTAAGATCACACCCATATATAGCCCTCATTTTCGCCCACTCGTACTTAACAGATGGCCAAGCATGTACTTCGGGTATTCTTCCTGTGAAATGATTCATAGGCAATTCAGGCATTGCACTCACTGTCCAAATTTTATTCCGTGTCTCACGATCTTGAGTAACATATTTACTGTCGTCCGGGTACTGTGAATGCACGCTACCCGCTGGCACCAATGCCCAGCGCTGTTCCCAGAAGTCTTTCCATAGAGTTGATTTGAATCTTTTTCCCTGCCCACGCGCCGCTGAGAACAACTGTATTGAGGTTGATCTGATCTGACTAGGTGTAATGTTAGGCGCATCCGTTCTCATCCTTTTATCCTTCTCATCCTGCCACGATATATTCCCTACTGCCCTGTTGACTAGAACGTGCAACTCAAACAGCTGTTCATACCTTCCTGACACGTGCTGCCACTGCTTGAGTGACTCAGAGTAATGTTTGAGCGATGCAAGAAGACTTACCACATTACTGGTGTCGGAACAAGCCAGTATGTGTGTGAAGGCAATTAGTTCTAAACTCCCACAACACGCCGCAAATAACATGATACCTGCAACTGCCGTAACCGACAATGAGTCGCATCCTTTAAGCTCGTATGCAATTCTGTTTAACACTTCTTTTCTATCCGAGACCTTAATTATCTCAGACGGCACATAATGTATATGATGCTCACCTGATATCTTAGTCTTCGGCCAGTCATTATCACACCACGGGCCTGAGGGGTCAAGCCATTTAGGCTGTAACGATCTAAATGCCTGCCAATATGAAATACCATCGTCTGGTCTCGGCTGTGCGCCAGACCACATTATAGCACATGACAGCCCTGATGCTTTTGGAGTCCCTGAATTAAGATGTTGCAGACACACGTAAAACACATCTGCCTTCGCTGTTCTCACCCATTGTCCCCAAACTTGTTCACCCATAACTTTACCATATCTATAGCCACGTGTGTGTGTCCCTCTCCTGTCAAACCTTAGTGCAACAATGTCAGTCGAGCCGGGGTGTGCGACTGTTGCTACGTTTCCTATGATCTTGATCATCAGTGGTGGGTCTACACATTCGGCTGCTCGGATTGGTCTTCCACCTCTTCTTGTTCGTTCTGCTGGCCTTCCTGAAGATCTTGTCCATCTAAAGGAAGTACTGCTGGGGGATTGACAGGGCGCTGCTGGGCAGCTAATTGAAAATCCAAATCAGCTGGAGCTTGTATACCTGGATAGACCATAGCTGGTTCGTAGTACCACCTATTGTCAGAGTCATGGCTCGCAACCAGTGATATTCTGTAGCCACTCATGTTGAGAGGCTCAGAAGGTGTTCCAAAGTGCAACTCCATGAAGCTGTGTGTCATTTTAAATGTACCATCAAAACGCAGATTTACGGGCAAGTCGAAGAAGTGGTTTTCACGTCGCTTAACCTTGGATACGTATACTGTTGGAATACTCTTATCATTACGAAACGGTGGGAAAGCCGGCATCCCTAGACCGTTGTCAGCCCAGTTCGCTTTCGACAAGGTACCATTCGACACCACTGCGTCATAGCCACATACGCGTAGGAACGCCGCTGCTGCACCGGCTTCACTCGTCTTAACCGTGGCCCACGTGTCTTCAATACCTTCCACAGACAGGAATGTGCCTGTTACCTCCCCTGCTATACCCCATCGCTTGAGAGGGCCATTATCTTGGAATACTGTGAGCAATGGGTGTTGTGGTAGTGACTGTTCTGCAATGAGACGTGTTGTATTCCCCTCTTTAATAACCTTGTACCCATGCAGTTGAGAGATTGCATGAAAGTCAAGCTTTTTGTTCTCATCCGTAATGGTTGGCTGTGTTATTAGTCCAAGCTGCTGGACTGATGGCGTCCTTGCTTTGGTACCAGTTGCCTTGGCTATACACATTGCCCACCTAGCAAGCCCACACCCACGTAAGACAGTACCATGTACACTAAGTGAGTCCACATCAACGTTCTCTTGTCTGAACAGTTCCAGACCATTGTAGGCTGCCGCGTTGTAAAACATTGAAAGAGGCCGCAGCAACATCGGATTAGTAATCAACTGCCTGGGCACATCAAGCACCTCCTTGCTTCTGTTACCCGGAGATCCTGTGAGTAGCTCCGGCCATCTACCTCTTGTAGTGCGTACCTCAGGTAAGTGCATGAAGCCCATGTGCTGTATTCTCCAGAAACCTTCAGCGGAAACGGGCATTGCTGCCGTAATTACTTGCGATACCATGGTAAGAGCTGTGTCAAGCTGTGATTCATACCTGTGAGTCGTTGCCAGCTTATACGCCGCAGTAAGGGAAGACGTGCGTAGTGCCTTGTCAAGTAGTTCCGATGAAGGTTGTACTTCGGGGAAAGACCCAACAATAGTGACGGTTTTTGCTAACTGCGGGCTATCATGTGCTAAAGGCCAGCCCGGTGTGCCGTCTATCTTACTCAATGCACCGATAATTGCATATACCTCCTCATTAGTAAATCCCTTACAATTAAGTATTACCGCAGAATCAGATATGTTAGACGTGCCAGTGTCATAATTGGCTTGAAGCTGTGGTGAATTCGAGGGAAACACTTTTAAAGGGTTACCCTTTAGGTATACACCACCCGTAGCCTGATTAAATGTC